TATATTTATCGTTTTTTATTTTGTGATTTAATTCAATTTTCATATCAAAATTTTAAAACGCTCTAGTATTTAAACTAGAGCGTTGATTAATTTAAAACGGCAAATCATTTTTGTCTTCGTCTGCCAAATACGTTCCCGCTTGTGGCTTACCTTCAAGTTGCTTAAAATTACCGATGTAAGTTTTCTTTTCTTTTGCTTCGCGTTCTTCTTTAGATTGACGCACGTTGATTGAGCCAATGTTCCCGTAGTTATCGGGTTGCTCGTTTACCCAAATGTCAATTGACAAATAAAGTTTTCCGTTCTTTTCTGATTTTGCAATTTTTGACTTGTCAATGTCTGACAAACAAATTGAACCTGTATATAGCGTATTCATAATTGATAAGGCCCGTTATATCGTCACGGGCGCACGTTATAAGTTAATTACTTCGTATGTATGTTTGATTTCAACGGGTTTTGAATATATCATCCAATAAAAACCCGTTTCATATCCTGCGGTGTAAAATTTATTATCAGTAGTTTGCTCAAAAGGTCTTTTGTTTTCTTCTGCAAATTGCTTTAATACTTCGTAATCTACGTTATTCATTACATAGTTAACGTAAGTTAAATTCTCATTTTCTGCAACAATTTTGGCTGCATTTGCTCTCCAGGTGTCAAGTGTTTCTTGTAGGTTCATTTTAGTTTATTTTAAAGTGACTGCCACGCTCGTGGTCGATGTCTTTGATGGTGGATAAATTTTGTATGTTTCGCCTGTGATTTCGTCCGTGAATAGAACGCCCGATGTAGGTACTACTTTTAAAAAGTCTTGACGCGCTTTAAGTGCAATAGTAGCGCGTTCTGAACGTTCTTGTAATTCTGCTAGCATCAAATCACCGCATTGCGAATAATCGTATTTCGTACCAACTTCGCGAATGCTAAACTTTGCGTTTTGATAGTCAAACGCTTTGCCGTATTTCGTCGCTTCTTCTAGCAAAATATCGCGATAGGTGTTGTCTGCGATTAACGCTTCCGCGATTTCAATCATTGCTTTTGCTTGCAAATGTACTTCTAAAGGTTTTGCGCTACCTTCTTCAAGTCGTGCGATGATATCTGACACGAATGTTGCACGTTGCGCTTTATCGGTCTGAAACAGGCTTAAAATCGATTGAACTGTTAGTTTATCTGACATAATCTTTGTTTTACTTCGTTGTAGGCTTCTGATAAGATTCTATCTTGGCCGTCGAATGGTTGTGATGGTTTAATGTTTGAGAGCGATTTAAACAAGTATATTTTCCATTGTTCGTCATAGTGTAGAATCTGCATCGCGCCCTCAATCTCGCGATGCAATTTGATTCTATACTCTTGCGCAGCGTTATACATAAGACGCCGCTTTTGCTTTAAACGTGTCTATTAACTCGCTAGCCGCACGCATTTCTTTCGGTAGTGCTTTCCATAGCGATGTTAACTCCGCTTTATCTACTGCGTTGTTAATCGCTTCAATAACGTCGTCGTAATCGGGTAATACTTCGACAGGCGCGTCGATTGTAACTTGTTCCATTTCCTCGGGCGTGTACACTGGGCCGCTAAATACATCGGGCGTGTAAAATTTAACACCATTAGAAATAGCGCGAGCGAATAGCATATTTTTCGGGAACTTATCTATGTTCTTTGTTCCCGCTTTTTTTGCGTCATCGATTGTGAATGTGCTGATTCCAAGTGATTCTTTGCCTTGAAAGAACTCAATAGAACATATTTTCTCGCTATGTTCTACAACGCGAAAGTCATACTTGCCGCTACCTTTGATTGATGACGCGATAAGACCTGCGCCGATTGTAGGTTTGCCCTGTATGATGTGAATGCCGCTCATTGCAGCAAACGGCGGTATGCCAATCTCTTGACCCGCTTGAATCTTAACTATCGCCTGTGCGGCTGATTTGATGTCCGTAAACATTCCGCTTTCGGCGAATGCTTTGCCGATAGACATAATATCGGCGGTGTTGATTTTTTGAATTTCCATTGTTGGTTTAGTTTATGGTAAGAAAAAAATATAAATTAATGCAATTAAAATTAACGCGTACTTAATAGTGTCGGGATTAATCGTTGGCCTGTCCTGGTCTTGTCCATAGTACATCTTGAAACATTTTAATTAATTGATAAGAATAAGCCAAATACAAACGATTGCGGATGCGTGATGTGCGAGCGATTAAATCGTCGTAGTGCTTGTGTTTAGACATATAGACTAAACGACTATCACACTTTGTAATCATACGCATAATAGCGTCTAAACGTGCGTGTTGTTTTCTCATTATTCGCCTAATTCATAAAGTGAAAGAATTGCCCAATCTTCTGACAATCGGCGCGCCGTTTCAGAATCTTCAAAGCCGTTTTCTAGTTCAATGTTTTCTTGCTCGGTAGTGAGCGGATCATTTGGGTAATTTTCCCGAAGCCAGTGGATGTATGCCATTTTTTTTAGTTTTAAAGCGCAGCGTGAATCGCTTTGCGTTGTAAATATACAATAAATTATTATAACAAAATTATTTTTAAAAGAAATCTATCGAATCAACATCAAAAAAACCTTCTTTTACCTTTGTCGTGTCTTTACGATACACGTTAAATCTTACGGCTTTGTAGCCTTTTTGCAACATATACGCGTGAACAGGCGTTAAAGTCAAACATAAAGCGCGTGCCATCACTGTGACGGCTTCTTTGTCGTGGTTGTCGTCTACATACTTTTTTTGCTGCTCGGTCATTTAAATCGTTTTAAATCGTCAATTAATTTGTTTACACCCTCTTTTATTTGCCTGTTGTCGTCGTCGCTGAACTCGATAGTCTTGCGCCCGTCCCATTCATTCATTTTGTGGTAGAATTGGGTAACACCTGGCGCGTACTTCGGAAAGAATCGCGCGGCTTTTAGTAGTTTAAATAGTTGAAATTTATTCATTTTTGTTTAGTATTACTACGTTTTTTAAGTAATTATATAAGATTTATGCTTGAATTAGTGTGTTATCTTGTATAAATACTTAATTGTTATTTTTAACAATTTTATGAAATAAGGGACAATTTGTTCCCTAGTTGATTTTTGCACGTTAACATAATTTATGTTATTGTGCATTAATATTCTTCTTCAATGTCTTCGCCGTATAAATTCGTTACAAACACAATGATTGCAACCATATAGGCAATAAATAATAATAGTTTCATTTGTATTCTTGAGCGCCCTTGTACGCGAGATAGAGCAATAAAATGTATGCGGCAAGCAAAAAATAAGTCATTAGTCTTCTAATTTAATGTGTAGGGCAAAATCGCCAAATAGGTTTTTAATTTCTTTAGTCATCGCGTCCATAATTAGACGGCGTTGGTACTTGTTGCTGAAATACTTTAGTTTCTGAAATTTGCCGTCTTTGTAAAGTTCGACATATCCTTTTGCTTCTTTCCCAGGTCGTCCGTGATTAATCATCGTACAAACATTAAAGCCAATGCGATAATAGTGATAACTGCGACAATAATGTTGTCTTTGGTTGTGTAGATGTGTTGTGGTTCTTGTTGCATAGTAATGCGCGTTGCAGTCGCGCCCCTGTTGGTTTGGTTTATGGAATTAACTCTTGAATAATATTTGTAACTATAAGCATTTCAGCAATTACGCAACTTTCGGGTCTATCCTCAGTAAAATTGGTGCTATTAAATTCAATTGCTAATTCATTTAATTGAATTGTAAAGTCTAAAATTTGTTGCTGAATTGTTTTCATTGTGTTTGTTTTTAATGCTAGGCGTGAATCGCTTTGCTTGTCAAATCTACGACAATAAATTGTAACAAAACAAATTTATTTTAATTTATTTTTGCAACATAATTGCAAATAACTATGGAAATCGAGCAAATTCTCAAAATTTACGTTGCTGAAGCAATGCCGCGCATTACAAAATGCGTGTTTGACGAACAACGTGCGCAGATAAGACGTGAAAAGTTGTTAAATGACTTAACTACGTTGTTTCATCAAGCGGTGGAAAACGCTCGTCATACAACTCAAGAATCGCCGAATAGATAATTGCGATAGAACGTGAACGTATTAGTTTAATCTTTGATTTCTCTTTGCGCTCTAGCATTTCTTCGTCAATGCCCTCAATGGCTGACATCGCGTAGTGCGCCGCTGCTATATAATCATAGCAAGACGTTGCGTCAATGTACTCAAAGCCTTCGGGAAGTTCGTCCTCTTGTTTCAATGATTTGTCTTTGATTTTGAGCAATTTGTTTCCAATACTCGTAAATTTCGTACATTCTATTCATTTCACGAATCGCAAATTCCAACTTTTCTTCTTCACTTAACAACAAAAAATCATCGGGCAAACTCATTTACACTATTTTACCCTTGAAAATACGTTTATTACTAAATTCAAAATTATCGCCATCAACGTCAACCATAGCAAAGCCGTGATTCCAACGATTTAGCGGCATATATGCTGGATGCAATTCCGACATACAACCCAATGACCATGTCGTGACCATTGCGCCCGATAACGTCGGCTCGGTATGTTCTGACGATTGGTGATTGTGGCCTTGAAAACACGAAACCTTTGATTTTAAAAACAATCCGCGCGCTGGGTTGACAGGCGCAGTGATGCCACCGATGTATTCGTGTCCGTGTATGCCCCACAAGTTGCCGAACTTCATAGGTCGCTTGTCGCCTATTATTTCAATACCCTTTGCACGCGCTTTTATTATATTATTGAAATCAAATTCTTGCACACCAATAAGTTCACCCGCTTTTTCTTGTAAAAAATGCTCGTAACGTTCTTCGTGATTGCCTATCTTAAAATATATTTTGCAATTTAATTCTTTCTCAAACACATCAAACAATGCGCGAAATGTGTCTAATTCTAGCGCAAAGTTTCTTTTTTTAGGGTCTTTTATAAACCTGGATAAACGATGACAATCGATTGTGTCACCATTTAGCAACAACGCGTCGGGTTTCTCTTTCTTGCAATAATCAAGTGCCGCCGTGATGGTATCAATAGAATGATAAGGGACGTGTATGTCTGAAAAAATAGCGATTCTTTTATGGCCCTTAATTTCAAAAGGTTCGTACTCGATTTCGTCAGATGCGGGAATGTTGTATGGATTTTTGCTTCTTGGCGGATGTGGATGTGTAACTTTATACCCGTTCAATGATGTTTTGCCCTCAATTTGACGCAATGTTCTACGCGCATCTTCAACGTCTTTAAATAATAAATTATTTTCTGCGTATAATATACGCGCCAACTTCAATGTTGGCATTTCCATTCCGTGAGTGTCACGATAAGTGCGTGCCATTGTAACCTTTGGATAGAATCTTTTGTTATTAGGCATTTTTTTATTTTAAATCGTACAAAGCGCGGCTTCATTATGTCGTCGCGCAATCAATCCATCAAGACCTTTGTTGACCCATAGACGTGACATCGATTTAATTTTATTTGCAATTCCTTCGTAATCTTTCGCCAAGATAAGCGGTGCTAACTCTCGCATTTCGCGACGTGATTCCCACGACGCTTGCCCTTCTACGCCAAACGATGACCCACGATTAAACACTAGCGACACTATTGCGCCGCGTGTATCTTCGTTTAATTCTTCGAATCCTGGATATGTTTCTTGTGCTAATTTTATAAATCTTGGTAGCGTTCTATTTTCAAATACTTCGCGCGCTGCGTCTGAAGTGATGCGAAGAACCCGTGTTTGTGTTGTTATACGTTTCTTTGCCGTTTCACCCTTAACGCCCGCACAGGATATCATAAACGCTAAAACGTTGCCGTTAACGTGTGTTGCCCAATCGCGCTTGATTTGGTCTTCTGAATTATAACCTAAATCGTAACCGTGACCATAAGTGACACCACTTGCACCACCAGGCCAAGACGGCGCAAGGTCGCAACCTTCACTATCTAGTATTAAATCAATCGCGCGTTTGCTTACCATTTCTTTAATTTAATTGCAACACCTAGAATAAACGACATAATCAACACTACAAGCAAAATCAAGTACATTCTAGCCTTTTTCTTTTCGTTTGCTAGTGTTTGTTTTAACTCGTCGTAATTGCCTTTAGAATAGCCTAATAATGCGTTTAATCTATTAATAGAATCCTCAAGTAAAATTACTTGCCGTCTATCAACAACAACAACGCGAATCGTGTCGGTGTGTCGAATAGTGTGCGTGATGCGCAAAGTATCGTACGTAAAATTGTAAATTGAATCGTAATGCGTTATGTGTGTAGTGTCGTGAATTACAACATCAACACCAGGCACAAAGATGCACACTGAATCATTCGCGCACGGGTGCAAAGTTGACCACAATAAGCCAACTTTGTTGAACGATTGCGGTTGTGTGATGACCACTTGTTCGGCCCGTTGAACTCGTCGCGCTGGGTTGCAAGAAAATAAGATAAAAATTACTAAAAAATATCTCATTATTTTACGCCTGTTACGTCTGAATCTTTACTTATGTAACCGAACAAGGCAATAATAGCCGCAAGGCCAATTTTCTTGTAATCGATTACGCCTGTTTCAATTAATGGTTGAATTGCAATAATGCACGCTAAAATTGCGCCGATGATTGTTGTTTTGTAGGATTTCATTTTCTATCTTGTTTATTGATTAATGAAAGATTGATTGTGTTGACGCTTTCTTGCAACTTGTCAAGTTTTGCGTTGATAACTTCGCGGTCTTTGTTTTGTTGCTCGCTAATTAGTTCTAAACGCGATAATCGTACGTCGGTATTTTTCCAAAAACCTAAAACGGATATAATAACTATACCCGCTGCGCCCAACAATTCCGCGAGTGTGATTCCTTCTTTTTTAATTAATGCTTGCATTATTTTAAAGTTAGTAAGTACGCGGTTCGATTAGCAATGGCCGTTAATTCGTCAAGTATGTTTTGTAAATCAGTATCGGGTGCAATGCTACGCACGCTCTCGCTAGTCATAAACGACGATACGCGCTTGATGTATGGAAGCGATGCACCCTCGCTATACGGAACAACACTTGCCGTGAAACCACCAACAGGACGCGCATATTTTCCGCTATAAGTTTCGATAAACGTATCGGCCGTTTCTAGCCACTCGTCATAAAACTTGCCCAATGCTTTATGTTCAGCATAAGACATAGTCTGCAAATGCCAAACGTGAGCCTGGTCGCGTATCTCAAAGAAATTCTTTAATAATTCGTCAATGTTCATAATATTATTTTTTATTTGTGTACTTAATAAAACGCTTATTCATATACAAAATGTAATCAGTCACTGGTTGTGAATCTACACCCCACACGGAAACAACGTCGGCGGGTATTGGTTGGTTAAAATCCGCTACTTTATTATTCTTTTTATCGTGTAAAACAACGTAAGTGTTGCAACTTCCGCCCGCTTGTCCTAAATCAAATGCTGACCAGGTTAATGAATACGCAGTGTCGCCCTTCGCGTTCACGATTGACGGGTTTATTATGATTGCACCACGATTGTGAAATATAGTGTCGCCGTTAACAACGGTTGTGTCTTGTTGCGCATTTGCGGCAAATGGTAGTAATAAAAATAAAAGGTATTTCATTATTTTAATTGTTTTGGTTTGTCTGCTACTATTTTACTATTTTTTTGTATAAATTCCAATAGTTCTTTGCTCACTTTTTTACTATCAATGTTTGCGTCAATAGTAAATAAAATTGCTCTAAACTCATTAATATTGACCGTCATTGCGATGGTCGTATCTTGTTTTTGTTGCGCTTGTGAAAGACAAGCAATAAATAGGGCGGCGGTTGTGATTAGTAATTTCATTTTGTAAAGTTATAGTTTTATTTGTTATGTGATATATTATGACGTGTATGAAACATTATAATATTTGATAAGTATATGTGAACCAATAATCAGTCGCGCCCGCTACGGGTAAAAAATCCATCGACACGGTTGTTGCCGTACTATTTGCAAAGATTACCGTTCCGATGTTTGCGCCGCCTGGAACACCGCCCGCGCCACCCGCTTGTGCGGTTGATGTGAACGAAGATGATATTGGCAAGGTCATATAAATCCTAGAACTCACTGCGGGCGTTGTTGCCGTTACGGTCACATAACCGCTCACGGTAACTACTGAACCAACACGCATATATTGACACACACGCGCCGTTGAAGATGCCGTGTTACTTACTAACGTTATTGTTGGTGTATATGTTCCGCTCGTTGCCGCCGTTGTTGTTGCGCTTAACGTTCCGCTTGCATCTGCTACTACTATGCGTGAGCCTGTGCCTGCAAGGGATGAGAATGTTGCTGCACCCGATGTTTTTGCAATAATTAAAGCATTTACTACATCTGATTGTCTAATTGTAAAATCACCTGCACTTGGATACCCGCTCATTAATAACCAGTTTACATCTCCTGTTTGATTACCAAGAATACTCATTAATGCAAAATTTACATCACTTGCTTTAAGATTTAAAGAAGGAACACCGCCTGTATTACTAAACTTTCCCGCACCCGTTACATTTAACGCAGTACTTCCATCATCAATTGCTCCGTTCACGTTAACTCTGCTTGAAAAGGTAGCTCCTCCTGTTACTAATAACCCGTTTCCGTTTGCAACTAATTGTAATCTATCGCCTGTTCTATCATATCTAAATACTGCTCTTTCACTTCCTGCATCAGTTTGTAAACTTATTATATTGTTTACTCCTGTTGTAGCACTATTTAATGCTACCAAAGGAATATTAGCAGATGACCCTGTTGACTTAATTAATGCACCATATCCGCTTGTAGTAATATTTAACGCATATCCTTCATCTGTACCTACTATTAATTTTGTTGCAGTTACACTACTAGAGAATGTAGCACTTGTTCCTGTCATATTGGTATTTACTTGAAACAATCCATTTTGAATTACCCAAACTCTTGCTCCGTTTTGTGATAACCATCCATATCCTGCGTTTGAATTTGTTTGTATATCATTACCAACTGTTAAAATCCCACTAAACTTTCCCGTACCCGCAACATTCAACGCCGTACTTCCGTCATCGGTTGCGCCGTTTACGTTAAGGCGGGAATTCATATTTACAACGCCATCAAATTGACTTGTTTTATCAGTTTTAACTTGAAACGCTGGATTACTTGTCGCTCCATTTGTAAAAAATGAATAACCATTTGATGAATATAAAGCAATATTAGCATCAGTATTTCCTTGCAAAAAGCCAACACTACTTATAGCACCTTTTACTATTCCATTAATTCCTATTTGTAATGCCCCACTACCTGTTGTACCAGTGTTATCAATTAATAATGTACCATTATATGAACTTGCTCCTTTAAATGTAGCACTTATTCCACTTAATGCTCTACTATTCATTGTTATTGTTGTACCATCATCAGTAATTGCACTATTACCTATCGCACTTGAACTTGTAAATTTAGGGATGTAATTTGTTGTTCCGCTTCCGCTAATCTTCAACGCATCTAACGCAGCCAACGAATCCCTAACTTTATTTAATGAGCCGCCCGTAGCAATAGCCGTTACCGCGCGTCCTGTGTCTATTGAACCCGACGGAATTGTAGTAGTAACCGAACCATCCGCCTTTAGAAATTGCGATGACGTGCCGCCTGTTTTAATGAGCGAAGTACCAGTTATACTACTCTCAAACACCGCGCTTTTATCTTGATTAATAGTTAACGCAATTGCTTGCGTCGTTGTTGTGTTAGGTGTTACCTTGAATTGAATCTTTGCACCTCGAGCCGTTGCGCCCCAATTCTCGGTTGCAAGACCTTCAAACGTTGCTTGTGGGTAACCTTCTGACGATGTTGTGCCATAACCCGCAAGTTCAAATTTACCTAAATTATCACCGCTTTGTGGTGCTTGTGGTGCTGCTACCGTTCCCCTAAATTTAGTTACCCTAATTGACGAACTATTTGCATCGCTTGAATATCCACGAAGTGAGATTCGTGATGTTGAATTGTTATCACCTATCGCACGAAGTAATATAGTCGGAACACTTGTCGTATTAATTCCTAAATGCGAAATATTAACAACCGTTTTTGCGTTTAAATCTATTGCGCTTGTCGCGCCTGTGTACGGTATATAACCCGTCAACGAACTATTGTACGCGAGCGGTTTCCAATAACCTTTGTAACGAAAATACACTAACGAATCACGACCTACTATCATTGCCACCGTATCGGCTGCGTTCATTGTAGCCGTGTCTTTTGTTCCCAACCCTATGCCATTGACGAATCGTGTCTTTGCCGCCGTTGGGGAATACTGTGCCGATGCGCTTACTGAAATAAATAACAATAACCCTAATAAATATCTCATATTTTATCTTTTATTCAACTAAAATTATAACATTTTCACCATTTACAAAAGGCACATCACTAGGAACGCTTAACGTACCCGTTGACACTGACCACGTGCAACCATTCGGTGATGGTGGCGCACCGCTATATACTAAAGGTGCAAAGGTAGTTCCACCGCGTGAGCCGTATATCATTGTCGCACCTATGCCCGATGTAAACGTGTGCGATGTTTCGTTGCCCGATGCCGTCCATTGTAGAACGTAGACCGTTGTTCCACCAATAACGATTCCGCCTGGTGTTATTTGCGTTCCTGTTGTCGAATATGCGCCCGTGCCTTGTAACTTCGCCGAGTATGTTCCAAGCGCGTCGTAAGGCCCGTTTAACGTAAGCGATGCAAGATTGACGTTGCCGTTGATGATTACAAGACCGCCCGCCGTTCCGTTGTCAATAACAAACTTTATTAATATTGTTGTTCGATTTTGTTGCATCTGCAACAAATACAAATAGTTGTAATTGTCTAAAATTACAAGACCATCACACGAAATTTGCCACGCAGCCGTATCGTTCTTATATTGTCTATACCAAGCCGACGCTTGATTTGTCACTTCTTTTTGGTCAATTTGTACGTCAAACGCGCACGATGTCGAACACGCAAAAGGGATGTCGGTATTAGTCACGTTATCGTGATAGTAAAGAACCATATTTGAGCCTATGATTGGATTCATTTCTTTGTTTTTTAATTGTAAACAATATAAACCTGGTCAGCACTTGTAAATGAATATGTTGCGCTTTGATTAAATTTATATGTTGCTAATGACGCACTTGCTGGAACTAAAACTTGTTCTTTAAGTATCGTATTTATGTACAAAGATACATACATCGCAGAACTTGACGCTACTATGTCAACATCAATCTCAACGTTCCAACCCGTTTGAATACCAAATATTTCGTAAGCATCCGCAAGTGGGAATGAACCCGAAGTGATGGTATAGAATGAGCCATAAATAGAATACACATTGTTTATAAATCCGTCGCCCGAGTTGTTTCTAATTTGTAAATTGTAAGCCACAGGCGGTGTAGATATAACATCAAAAACGGTTGTAATAGTGCCAGGTATTTCTACGTTTGAAATATCCAAAAATGTTGCCGCAATTTCACTTTGTACTAGATTAATAGTGCTATTGCCTGTCATATATGAAAGCGCGCTTACGTTTATTTGTGACGGGTCGGTGTCAGTAAATTTTAACATCTTTGCCGCAGAGTAACGCCCATTTGATGTTTCTATGCCAAAAACGGTTGAATCAATGTTTTTTAAATTCCTTCTAAATGAATTAATATATTGTTGAAATATTAATTGAATTAAACCTTGGAACGATTCCGTTGGTTTGCCATATCTAAACCATCCACTACAAGCGACGTAATGCGCACTAATGTATTGATAAAACGTACCTAATGCTTGATTGTTATAATATCTATCAATTCCGTCTTGCGTGTAAACAGGATACCCGTAATTCGATTCTATCGTTAAAGAATATTGATTGTCGGTCGTATTAAGCGAATTAATTTTAATTGTATTGATAGGCGAATTAAACGTAATACCAAAATTTCCTATTTTAATTGAATTACTATATCCTACCGTGTTATCAAGAATAATTGTCATTCCAAGTTGCCCACTCACGGGAATTGGTGGCGTTGTGAATGTAATATCGTTTGCCGTTGTGTTTGTTACAGGCGCAAATTCATAAAATGAAGTAGTGCCGACACCGATTTGTCGCCAATATCCACCCGATGAGTAATAATAAACAGGCGAACCGCCCGCAGCCGTTACGGTCAATTCTAACCTTCCGCGTATTGTATTAAGGTCGGCAGTGTAAACGGTGCAAAGAAAATCAATTTTATCATTTTGCAACACCGTTGGAACGGTTGCAAATATTTTTGCGTATCTCGGCGTTGTTACGCTGCCTTGATTCATTACAAAAATGTTTTTTGTATTATAAGTCACCGTGTCTAGTGTAACGCTTGCCGTGAAACCTAACGTTGCATAAGACCAATTAACAGGAAATCCAACACCATCAAGTTTCTTTAAATTAGCATTGATTACATAATTTTTTGCATAATCAACAGGCGATTGCCAATTGAAATTATTATAACCTTTACGAAATATTTTAGTTTGTGAATTATTTACAAAATACATTCCCGATGTATTGCCCGTAAATGGTTGCACTACTGAATGCGTGTCTTCAGTTCCCGAACTTTGTACTACTCCGTTATAATTGTATTCGGTAAAATATACCGTTTCATTTGCAAATTCATTAATTGCAATTATGTACCATTTGTTTCTTGCTTGAAATAAACGACAACCAATTGACTTTAATAAATAAGATAAAACCGAAAGTGCGTTTTGATAAGTAACACCATCGGAAAGTAAAAAGTTATTCAATGGCATCATTGCTTGCGAAAACATATCGGCCGACGTGTCGGTTGCTCTTGTCGTCATATTTAACGCATAATAAGAACAAATCGCGTGTATGTTTAATTGCAAAACACCAATTTGCAACAATGCTTTTTTAATAATGTATATTAAAAACACTGGTTCGTAATCAATCCAAGTGTTTGCAACTTGCGGGTCAAATGGCATTGATTCCAACATTCCCAATCCATCAATCGCATTAAATGAAAGTTGTTTGCGTCCTGTTGTGTATGAAAATTGCACGTTATCGCTTAATACAAAACCCGACCATTCTTGCGTGCCATTAATAAATAATTTTACTAAATATTTTCTATCATCTAGTGTCGTTAAATCGGGCATTTGCTCAAGATTATCAGTAACGTCAATCGTTACATCTAATTGTGAAGCAATTATAGGCTCGTAAACAAAATCAGATTTTGGCAAATATTGTAAATTCATTACAACGACTGGGTAAATAATAGGGTCGTCAATGTATGCTTGTTCCCACAATTCTACTATTGCCGTAGTATCGTTTTTCGTTAAAGATATAAGTTGATATTTTTTGCCGTAAACCATTATACTCCCCTTCTTAAGTTTAGTGAATAGTTAGAACGTTGTAATGCCAAAACTAAATCGTTTCCGCGTATAGTAAATTCGCCTTGTTGCGCGCTTTGTTGTTGCGAACTATTGCCCATTGATGTAATCGCACCCGCGTTCAAAGAATTACGCACTAGACCGCTCATTTGCGCGGGTGTTAAGATTGCTTCCGTGCCGTGTAATAGTTCAATGTGTCCGCCTTGTGGGCCTGTTACAACACCGCCCTTTGCGTGACCGCTACCTAATATACTTCCTAAAAATTCACCCGCTTTACCTATTCCGCCCGCCGTGCCACCGCTAACCGCGTTTAATATAACTTGAAATATCAATGCTTTTAATGCTGCTTTTGCTATGTCTTCAGCAAGTTTTTTAAACATATCGCTTAATGCTTCACCTATATTAGTTCCTTTTTCTAAAGCCGTGAATAAAGTATCTATTGCTGGGTTTACAACGCTCATTAAACCTTTTGTTTCTTTTAAAGCGTCATTAATTGCATTGATTCTATCGGCTTCTGATGCTTTACCAACTTTTTCTTGATGTGCTAAATTTATTTTATCTTGTTGCGCTTGTATATCTTCTAAACTTTGCGGAACTCCATTTATAAATCTTGGTTTTGCCGTTGTTGCTATTTTTTCAAATGGCGCAGTAATGTCTTCTTGTTTTGCGCTTTGTAATTTCATTTTAGCAGCAAATGCTTCGCTAAATAAAATCTTTTGTTCTTCTGATAATTTTTTAAAAGATTCTGCACTTTTTTCTCCGTTTTTGCTTAATGCTTCAAGCGCAGTATTATATATTTTTAATTTATCTACATCAAATAAATCTTTGCTAATAAAACCAACGGCAAGTTGATTATTTAAACCTTCTAAAGATTCTTTAAAACTTTTTAAAATTTGTTCGTTCTTTGAAAGTTTTTCAGTTTTTGTGCTAGTATTTTCAATTCCAATTTCGTCAACAATATTTCCTTGCTCTACTGCTTTTGTTAACTCATTTTGTCTATCGGTTAATAATTTATATTGAATATCTAATTCACTAAATGCTTTTGCTCTTCTATTTGCAATTGTTATTTTTTGTTCTTCTACTGAAATAACTCGGCCCGCATCTCCGCCGCCGCTTAAATCACCGCCCATTGCCGTTTCAACAATAGGCTTTTTTACTCTTAAAGATTCATTATAAGTAGCGTTATCTACTTTTCTTTTTTGGTCTTCAATGTCTAATTTTTGCGCTTCAAGTTCTGAAATCTTTGCAAGTGCTGCCTTTGCTCTTGCTTGTTCAATAATAGATTTTGTTAACGCGTCGGTTGCTTCTTTTGCTTGACCAGTCTTGATAACTTCAAGCGATAAATTGCCATAAGTTTTAGGGAATAAATCTTGTAATTCTTTAGCGGCTTTATTACGCTCATCCATTGACAAATTCACATTTGTCGCCGCATCATATAATGATTTTAATGTAGTAATTTCTTCACCCGCGTTTTTATTCGCTTTTTTGTTTACTTCATTGTAATCGTTTAACTTCTTTTCTCCTTCACTTATTTTTGTAGTAAAAATTCCAAATTCTTCTACAAGAGCCGTTAAACCTTCAAATGCCAAGCCAAATATTCCCGCAATGCCTATACCTGGAAGAATGTTTGCAATAGTTTTAAGACCGCTATAAGCCTTATTTAGTCCACTTCCCATTGCGCCACCCGCCTTTTCAGTTTCTGCCCCTAATGCTGAAAATGCAGATTTTTGCGATTCAATTTGTGCGGTGACACTTTTTATTTCGCCGCCTAACTTTGTAATTCGTGCGGGTTCGGTTGCTTGATTTAAACGCTCTTTTAATAAACTTAAACGGGTGTTTAAGTCGCCTAATGATAATTTAAATTTATCAGTTTCGGCCGCCGTTTGTTGAAGCGATGTGAGAGCGCCTTTGTTGTCGGCCGTGATGACTATTTTGAGAGTTTCGGTTGCCACGGCTTAATTTTTTTTACTATATAAATTTAACAATCTTTTTATTTCCTCGGGTGCAATTGGTTCGCCTTTATATTCGGGTTCGTCAATTGGCAACGGATGAAATCTATTTTCATTCATTTTAGTTTTCTCACCGCTTCCCATTAAGTAAACCATATACGCAACCCGACGCGTGCGCGCCCATTCGTTTGTTTCCGTACGTTGATGCGCTATTGAATAGATTGACCATTCACGCCAAGTCATATTCCAAAACTGCTCAATGCTTATTCCACATTGAACGGCTTGCACTAGAACATCGTCCCAAGTTAATTTCCTTCTACGACGTTGTTTTTTTTTTCGTCAATAGTTTGCTCTACGTTTTGCTCACCTGGTAATGGTGTCACATTGTTGACCGTAGTATTAACAACATATTGAAAAAAATCTATTATCGCGCCATCCTTTGCCAATATTCCACCGCATTCGTCAACCCAATCTCCGAAATCAAATTCCGTATATTCGACAGGGCCACGCACGGCACATTCGGCCGCCGCTTGCAAGAATATTGCAATCTTTCTAAAATCGTAGGCAGAACCTAGCAACGAACCAAAGAACTCTTCTAGCGGCAACGGGTTTTCTTTAGTTCCCGCTAACTCGCACGCTCTTCGCATCGCCCAAGTTCCCCACTTTAAGGGAACAATTCCGCTTTTTAGTTTTAGTTCAAACATAGATTAATATGTCATTGATTGTAAGAATGGAGGATTTGCGCTTCTAAACGTAATAGTAAAAGTCATCAAAGCGTCAAATGGTGCAACCAATTCAAACTTTGTGATGAATACTGTTCCGCTATACACAACGTCGCCGCTTGTAGGGACAACCTTACCAAACTTAACAGGAAACTGCACTTTGTTTGCGAACAAGTCGTACAATTGCGTGTATGAGTTTACGGTGTTTGCGCCATCTTGGTCGATTGCGTTACCTTCTCCGCTAATAGTTGCTTCAAGTTTAGAACCTGGAACATATTTGTTTCCACATTTACTTGACGCGTCAAGTTCAGTCAAAGACGAACTAATAGTGTTTGTTTTCAAACAAGCCATCGGCACAAAAGTGCCACTACCTGTACGGTCAATTAACACCAAAATGTCGGTACCATTAATTTCTAATTGTGCCATTTTTTTACTTTTTTATTGTTGTAGAATTTTATGTTCAAATCTTATTAACGTTCTAAAAACATTATCCATCGGATTCAATCCCGATAGATTGTGCGTTGTTGTTCTTGTTGTGACAACTTGAAAATCGGGCATCGTGTTTGGATTTGCGCTTGAGTTAATAATTTCCATTACTTGTTGCGCTACGTCTTCACTACTTGCGAATCCAAAATTGTTACTTTTACTTACTATATCCACCAGCAAAGACGCGTCAAATTGATTCATTGTCTTATTGCTTGTTTGATTACTCAAACGCTCGCCTAAAACAATATAAATTTGGTCGCCTGTTGCATTTGGTGGCACCATTCCGTCGTATATTTTAACGCTTGAGTAAGACCCATTAAAGTAAATCTTACCGCTTAAAGCGTTAACGTATGCGGGAATGCCGTATTTCCAAAAATATTTCACACTACAAATATAA